AATTGCATTACCAGCTATTAATGCCTGAACTGCATTATCAGATGTAACTGTTTGAACTGGTTGACCTTCTGGAGTAATAATTTTCCAAGTTCCATTAGGTTGACGCTCAACAAGTTTTTCACCCTTTTTGAGTTCCTTAGTCTCTGGTGCAAGTTTCTTTAGAATCTCACGACCAGCAACAGATGTTGATAATAGTTTCTCAACTTCAGGATTACGAGTTCCATCAGGATTAAATAAAGTCTTGGCAAGTTGTTGAACTTGCAATGATTCAATACCTTGAACACCCTCAACTCTTTGCTTGACAATGTTCGCACCAATTTGCCCATATTTAGATATGAGTGTATTTGCAACATCTTGATTGAATGTTTGATTTCTAGGATCAAGCAATGGTGTTGTTGGCTCACCAGTGTCAGGGTCTATACCATTTGCAAGACTTAATGCTCTAGCCTCCATGCCACGCTGTTGCATACCCAAACCACGCTGAGTCAGATAATCTTCTGTCTTCAATTGGCTTAATTGTTGTTCTTGAGCCTGTTGCTTGACACGCATCATCTCATTACGCAATAAGAATGCTGCTTCTTGGTCACCAGTTTGCAGTGCAGTGTTAATTGCTTGAGCATAAGAATCTGGATTGTTTGGGTCAATTATGCCAAGCAATTGCTGACGCTGAGTAATCTTCTGCAATTGCGGATCAACACCTCCCAAAGCACCGCCAATGGCACGACCTAATTGCTGTGCGCCAAGGGCAATACCATATTGACCCTGTTGCATAGGGGTGAGTTGAGCTGTTTGTAAGGCTTGAGCCTCCATAGCCGCTTGACGCTGTTGCTCATACTGCTGAGGGCTTGCGAATAAACCTAAGATGTCTGATGATGTTGCCATGATTTAATTTACTCCTACCTGTCCAAATGGGCTTACAGTCAAATTGGCTGATGGAGTTGTTCCATAATATCCAGCATAAGCATTTGGAGAGATTCCATATCCAGCCGCAGTTGTTGGAGAACCACCAAATCCTTGTTGTTGCCACCAGTTAGCAACACCTTGACCAAACTCAGGACTTCTGCCCAAGTTCATCAACCCAAGTCCAATGCCACTCTGACCAGCCGCACCTTGGATGGTCTTAGCCGCACCAATTCCACCTTGAAGCAATGCTTGCCCAACATTAGCACCATAAGTTGCCGCACGACCGCCTAAAGCAGAACCCATTTCCAAAGGCTGTTGTCCAAGTTGCTCAATGGTAGAACCAGCACCCAAATAGGCACTGAATGGGCTTAATGCACCAACCTGACCAGCTTGGTACTGTCCAAGCAATCCAGCACCCTGACCCAACAATCCTGTACCAAAAGCCACATTCTGTTGACCAGCTTGTTGAGCTTGTGAAGCCAACTGCAAGTCTTGTTGCGCCAATGCGTTGTAATAGGCTTCCATCTCAGGAGTAGTTGCGCCCAATCCAGCCGCACCGCTTGGTCTTGCACCTGTAGCACCAACAGACAGACCACCACGACCTGTCTGGTACAACTGGTTCTGTAACTGAGCCATCTGTCTTTCACGGCTAGGCGCAAGCAAATCCTGTTGCTGACGCATATATTGAGCCGCAACCTGTTCAGGAGTTTGCTGTAAGTACTGCTGACCTAAACCAAACAAACCAGCCGCACCTTGCTGAAGTGGCGCATACTGTTGCTGTGCCATCTCAGCCTGAGTTAAAGCACCGCCTGTCAAAGCCTGTAATCGGTCTTGATAGGCTTGTAGTTCAGGGCTGACTGTATAACCAGCACCACTCAAATAGCCTTCAGGGGTGAATTGGAAGTTTGAAGTGCCGTAACGACTTGTTATCCCAACAGGGCGAAACTTAGCCGCTTCAGCCGCAATTCTTGCCGCTTCTAGTTGAGCCTGAGCAGATTGATTAGCGGCATCACGAGCCGCCCTGCTCTGCATTGCACCACCTAACAATGATGCGCCTCCTAATACTGCCGCCGCTCCAATTCCCATCATATTCTCCTGACAAATATTTGTCTTACTTTTGCATCTGAACCGACAAAATCTTTCAGATACTCAAATCCAACGATACCTAAAAACTTATTATGCTTTACATCACCAATCTCATGTATTGCATAAATCTCACTTCTATGTATCTCAAACAACTTTCTCAAATCACTCAATAAATCATTCTTCACACTCTTTGTCCACTTTATGCAATCACAATGAATAAAAGTGAACCCATAATCATTTTCCAAAAACACTATGTAATCATCATGGAAGATTACTGGTGTCTTCATGCAGTTCGTTGCCACATATAAACAACAATATATGGAGGCAAATTAGCATTTGTACCACTTGAACCAGTTGTAGAAATGCTTGTTGCAACTGAAATTCCTGTTGTTGCAGTAGATGTTGATGGATTCCCTAAAGTAGAACCACCAGAAGCAATGTTGCCAGAACCACCAGAACCAGTTGGTACTGAATATGTATGGCTATGACCAGAATCAGTAACAGTTGATGTTGCTGTGTGACTGTGACTTACAACAATTGCATCTGCACTACCACCAGTTGAACCAGCAGTAAATCCACCTCCATTACCAATAATGGTTCTACCAGCACCAAATGCTGTCCATGTACCAAATCCAAGCAGTGTTGCGGGATTGGTTGAAACAGTTGCTGTATAAATAGCCCCAACAGGGAACAACACTTGAGCAACAGATTGAACAAAAGCAGTAGTTGCTATCTTAGTAGAACTATCTGTACTTGATTGTGTTGTGGCAATAGTTCCCGATGGAAGTGTTGGCGTACCAGTAAAGGTAGGACTTGCCAAATCTGCCTTGGTTGCAATGGCAGTAGCAATATTGTTGAACTCTGTATCAATTTCAGTACCTTTGACAATCTTCAAAGGATTACCAGAAGACAGATTGTCTTTTGTAGAAAAGTTCGTGCTTTTGGTGTAATCACTCATAATATTCCTTTAACTCAATTTACCTTGTTTGGCTTGAATTTCAATTTTCTGAATCGACAATGCTGAACCATTGATATCTGACTCATAGCCAGTTTGAACAACTTTTCCTGTTCCTGATGCCGAAACAACCAATGTTTGTAACGCAACACCATCAGAATAATAAGAAATTGTTGTGGCATTAGCACCATATTCTGCAATGCCGTAATAGTAAACACCTTGCGATGGAATGGTTGCATTGTCAGACAAATAATTAGTCTTGAAGTCAAATCCCCAATAACAACAGCAGACAATTTCTTCAAAATAGAAGTAACATTCTGATCGCCTAAGTCTGCATGGTTTGTGTAATACAACATACGATAAGCAGTATCGTAATCTTGATAAGTGTTGTACCAACCAATGTAGCCAGTTTTACCAATATAGAGACTTCCATCTCTACGAGACAAGAAAGACTTAGGCGTTATGGAATCCCAAGTTGTAACCCTTGCAGAACCATCAGGCAAATAAGCCTTGGTATCAAAACACCAAGTGGTATCAATGCTAGGAGTTACCAACAAATAAAAAGCCTCACGCTCTGAATAAACAGACTTGATATTAGCCAATGTTTCACCAGCAACAGCACCCATCAGATCATTACGCACATTCTTAGATAAGTCTCTTTCAGGAGCAGACTTTTCTTGAATTGTTCTCATCAACGATCTGACACCAGAGTTAGACAAAAACAATACATCAGTGCTTGTGGTCTGAATACTGTCTCTGGCAATGCAACCAATGCCTTCAACAGTGTCACTGATTGACATGGTTGATGGTGCTGTAGCTCCTTGATATACAAGGATTTGACGCTTTCCAAAGATAAAAAGGAAGCCATTATGAGCCGCTAAACCAGTGATCTGGTCAGCACCATTTACCCACACATTATTAACATTCAATGAACCAGCAGTACCTGTTGACCATACATGACCAGCAATCAAGTCGCTGAAGTAAACAGTGGCATTGACAGAGGTTGTGTTAGCCGCCCACAAACGACCAAATGCTGAAATACAAATATCAGCATCAGGAACAGTTGCGGCATAGCCTGTCTTCTCAGAAACTCTACGATAGGTTGTAGTCGATACAGCAGGGTCATAAATCAATGGATTGTGACCAGACTGAAAGAAGTATGTGATT